AGCAACTTAGAATCCTTCGTAAGAGACCAATCTCAACTACTGAGATCTATAAGACACCATCTAGAGATGTTGGAATACTTATAAACGGTGTACCTGTATATGGTTACAAGGATTCTGAATCTATTCGATTTGGTCTACTTGAGTCTATTAGAGTTGATAACAAAGGAAGAAACTATACTGTTCCTCCTTTTGTATTGGTTGATGGTTTACCTAATAGAGCAAATGCATTCCTTATTGGTAATGTTATTGATCGTATTGAAGTAGATACCACAGATATTTTTCCACAGACACCATCAATAGAAATAACCTCTGGTAGAGGTGGTAAGGCAACTGCTGTTGTTACAGGTGGTCAGGTTACTAGTATTAACATCGATGATGCTGGTAAGTTTTATTCAGCACCTCCTACAGTTAGAATTGTAGACTTGGCAGGTAAAGGACGTTTTGCTGAGTATACTACTGAGGTTAACACTGCTGGTCAGATTATATCTATTAATAAAGTTTCTGGTGGTACACTTTATTCACAAGCAAATATTCAAGTTGATATTCTTCCAGTTGGTGAAGATGCAGAAGCAACACCTTTGCTTAAAGAATGGATAAAGAATAGATTTGAAAAGTATAAGGGAGTTTTAGATACTCAATATGGTTTCCTTTTTCCTAACTTCAATAAAACATTAGAAAATGGTTATGCTCAATTAGCAAACCCTAAGAAACTTAGAGTTGAACTAGGTGATAACTTAGACAGTGCTGATTCAGAACCAACGATTAAGACTCACTCACCTATTATTGGTTTTGCTTATGATGGTAATCCCATATATGGTCCATTTGGTTATGGTGATCCACTAGATGCTACATCAACACCTATAAGGATGACTTCTAGTTATTCTTTAGTTGGTGATAGGGATCGTGGTCCTAGTGAAACAGACTATCCATTAGGTTCATTTATTGATGATTATAAGTATAGTCATAGAACTGGTTCACTGGATGAAAACAATGGACGATTTTGCGTTACCCCAGAATTTCCAGAAGGAACTTATGTTTATTTCCTTACTGTTAATAGCAATCAAGTACCGCAATTCCCCTACGCTGTAGGAGACAAATTTTATTCACTACCTGTAGATAGTAACTATAATTCTAATATAAGTCAAGATGATATTCCTAAAAAATCAAAGAGACTTTATGTTGCTGGAATGCAAGGTAATGGTGAAGGTCTGATTGCAGAAATTGGTGCTGTATCTTTAGGTATTATTGATAGTATTGAGATTCAAGATTCACATAATAATTTCTCTATTAATAACCAATTATATTTTGACAACACAGGAACTGAAGGTGATAGTGCAGAAGCATTAGTCTCATCTGTGACTGGTGAGAATGTTCAATACCTTGAATGTAAAGAAGATAGAGTTGTTAAGTTAACAACCATACAAAATGCATATCTCTTTGCTGATGATACTTTAAGACAACCAGCCTCTGGTGCTTCTGGTAGTATTGTTGGTACAGTTAAGGGAGATAATGTTATTGTTCTTCGTAATGTTGTTGGAACGTTTAATAACACAGGAACTTTCTCTGCAGATATTAAAACCTTTACTATTACTGTAGATCAGGATAGTAACTATACAATTGGTGCAGTTCTAAGACTTACTGATGGTGTTAATGCACCATATGCAACTGGTGAAGTTTTAGAGTCCACTAGTAAGCAGAATACTGTCAAGATAAAAGTTCTTACTGGAACTTGGGAAATTAATGATGATTACTTTATCCAGTCAAGCAATCTATTCAATACATCTGGTTCTAAGGTAGTTTCACTTGTATCAATGAGTGATGGACTAGAACCATTTGATGTAAATCAAAGTGTTGCTTTAATAGAGACTGATGTTAATCATGGTCTTGCTATTGGTGATGAAGTAACTATTGATATCTTTCCTAATGATGCAACTAAGACTAAAGACTATTATGTAAGACAAAGATTATATCAGACTGCAGTTATTAGAGAACCAAATAATTCTAGTACCATTGCATATAATGGTATTGGTAGATTTACTATCCTTAATGGTGGTGCTGATTATACTGAAGGCACATATACTAATGTTCCTATTACTAGTGGATCTGGTACAGCAGCAACTGCAGATATCACTGTTTCTGCAGCAGGTATTGTATCAGATGTTCAACTAGTTGATGGTGGATCTGATTATCAGAGAGGAGACTACCTTTCAGTAGATGATGATGAACTAGGAAGGTCTGGTGCTTCTCAGAGCACTGCTAGGTTGACACTGTATGTTGACCACTCTGGTGTATCTCGTACTTCTACTGTTATTAGAGTTGCAGATCCTAAAGGATTTGCTGTAAATGATAAGATACAGGTTGGTAGTGAGATTATGCAAATTGTTGCTATTAATGGTAGCGATTTATCAGTAACAAGAGAATTAGAAGGAACAGAAAAAGTAGATCATTATAATAATGGTTTGATTACTTTATACAAACCAACTTACAATTTTGATGTTGGATTTAGTATTAGTAATTTAATAGGTTCTGGTACTATCCAATCATATAATCGTGATACTCAAACACTTACCTTAATCTACGATTATGATGTTGATAAGATAAGTGCTGATGAACTTATCAATAGTACAACCTTTTTTGATTCTTCTTCTCCACAGAGACTGGTATCAATGGAATCTGTGTCTGACTTAGAGTTCAAATTTGAATTCTCAGAAGATAATAGTACATTTGTACCAAACCCAATTATAGATTTACAAGAGTTCTACAGATATAAGTTTGATACATCACATACCTCATTACAAGGAACTAACTTTGATATGAGTCCTAGTAGGAGTTTTAATATCATAACTCTAGAAAAACTTCAAAGCGATCAATTACCTGGTAATGTTGGATCATATACTGAAGTTAAGTTTGGATTCGGTCCTAGAATTGAAGAAAATGATTACACTAATAAAGTAGGCACCAATTTCACATACTTTTACTATTTTGATAGGAATAGTAATGTAAATTCTGAAGGTTCATACTTCAAAATTATAAATGATCCCTTGCAAGGTGTAAAGACCCTTGGATACGTCACTCCAAATAGATTTGTTTATGATGTACCCACAGAACCACTATGGGATGGCTCAGGGCAAATTTCGTATACTACTAGAGGTCAATTTGCAACAGGTAAAATTCATGAAGTTGCCGTAATTAATTTTGGTGAGAATTATAAGAAGACTCCAGAGATTATTGGTGTTGATCCATCAGCAGAATTTAGAGCAGAAGCAACTGTTCTTTATGATGCAAATCTTGGTGCTATTACTACAGTAAGAGTTGACAACGTTGGTGCTAACTTCTCCAAACCTGCTGCTGTTATTATAGATGGTGATGGACAGGATGCTTTGTTTGATGTAACACAGAGAAATGGTGAGATATTCTCTGTTACTATTAGAAGTATTGGTAAGAACTATACCTATGCACCTACAATCAAGATTATTGAGACAGATACTAAACTGTTCCCAATGAGTTCTTCTATTGGTGTACCACAGAGTGTTAATATTATTAGGAATGGCGGTGCATACCATTTAGATAAGACTGTTTCATCTAATCTTACTTCTCAAGTTGTTGTATCAATTGTAGTATTAGATGATCTTGCTTTTCAATCTGGTGAAAAGGTTACACAGACAGTAAATGGTGTTGAAGTTTTATCTGCTAAGATTTCTGAATTTAGAAAAGGTTCCAACTTAGTAAAACTAAAAGATCTTCATGGTATTGTTAGAGAAGGTGTAGATTTAAAAGGATTTGTCTCAAACTCAACTGCAAAGGTAAAAGCAGTATTTGTTTCTAACTTCAATGAGGAGATTACAACTTTCTTTGATAACTTAGGATATTACAATTCTGATAGAGGTAGACTTGGTGCTGCTAATCAGAGATTGATTGATAGTTATTTCTATCAGGATTACTCTTATGTTGTTAAATCCAAAACTTCCATAGAAGAGTGGAGAGACCTTATTAAGTCTACTACACACCCTGCTGGATTCCAACTATTTGGTCAGGTTGATATTGAGACTGATGCTCCAGTTGAAATGCCAAAGGGTCAGTCTAAATCTGATTCTTTTACTATTCTTCAATTATGGGATCCTGCAAAGAATAGGATTACAGTTGAAAGCACTAAGCAAGTAACAACTCAGTCAATTCAATCTGTTAGTGATTACAAACTAAGAACAGGTTCTGGTTCTGTTGCAACATCAGAGTTTAACTTTAATGAGACTCAGGCATTTGAGTTTAGAATCTATAACATGACTGCTGGTTATTATGATGAAACTATTAATGCTGGCCAACCATGGTGGATGAAGAATGCATTTGATGGATACTTTGATAATGATGGAAGGTTACAAGGTTCTACTCAGTTCCAACTAAGGGATATGAATAATAATCAATTCAATCCCGTTAGTGCAGAAAGTTGCTTCATTACTCTTAATGGTGTTATTCAAGAACCAATTAAATCATATACTGTATCTGGAGACAAGATTAATTTTACACAACCACCTCTAGGTGATAATGAGAAATTAACTGGTCAATCAAGTAATGCAAAGAGTCCCTATAAAGGTGTAACCTTTATTGGTAGAACTTTCTTCTTTAAGGATTCTCAGTACAATAACAGATACCTAAAGAAAGCAAGAAATATTTTCCAACGTGGAGGTATATGGATAGATGCTGCAAATCAAATTGAACAAAATAAACAGTTTATTATTCAAGAAGCAGTAGGTTATGGTAGAGAAAAGCATCCATCTCTAGACTGGAGTACAAAACTAGATGATTATAGTATAGACCTTGGATATGCACTAGATGCTTATGCTCATGACATCAGATTTGGTGGAAACACAAAGACAGTTGATTATGCTGAGATCTTTAAAAAATCAAAGTATATTAGTGATTACAAAACTGAGTCTATTGATATTTTTGATTATGCTAAGAAACTAGCAAACCTTGCTATTAGAAATTGGGATATATCTTTACAATCAGTTCAGTATATTACTGGTTCTAAAACAATGACTGTCGAAGATTCTTCTAGACTAGTTGTTGGTATGCATGTTAGTTCTGGTCGTGGTTTGGCAATGGGTACTTCTATTGTTTCAATAGACAGTTCTACAAGTGTCACACTATCTGCAACTGCATTACAAAACTCTGGTATTGGTGCTGGTGGTGCTCCAGATGGAATTACTAGTTTAAGTGGTACAACAACAGGAGATTTAAACCTACCTACAAATACTGGTAGAGTAGATTTAGGAAATCAATTCTCTGTAGAACCAGGTGATGACTTGATTATTCCTTTATCATTCTCTGGTATTGAAAGTGCTACTTTCTATATGAGTGCAATCAACACTGGTACATTTGTTGATGCTTCTAATCTCATTGCTGGTAATAAAGAATATATTAAAGAAGAGACTGTGGGTTGGGCACAAGTAACATATCCAAGTGTACCATGGAATGAGAATGAAAGTAAGTGTATGAGGGATCTTGGATTCCTTGTTGATAGAATCGTTTATCACCTTCGTTATGGTGGTAACGAGAAGATTGTAGAAATGGCACAACTATATTGGACTAAGGCGTCTTATCCTAATAAAGAACAGTTAACTGGTATTGGTGACGAGAAAGATGAAACTCTTGCAGCATTTAACTATGCTAAGGATCTTATGATCGAAGCAATGAGAAATACTCTTGGTGCTGGTACTTACACTAGTATTAATCCATTTGTTGATGCTACTGTTGCTGCTGATAGTCAGTTCCCATATTGTGTTGAAGTTGAGACTACACTTAACACTTACGTTGATATTATAGAAGACATATTCAATAAAGGTGTTGGTGTTGTTGAGATTACTAAAGAGAATGCTAATAAATCTGGTAATTGGACTCCACTAACAACATATTCTAATTACAATATTATTGGTGATTCTCAATTACCATTTAATGAGTGCAACAACGTTATATCTGCTATTGATAGTTTGTATGATAATCTAAGTGAGGTTATTAGTGGTACTGTTGTTGATAAGACAATTCCAGATTTCATTGATGGTGTAAACAACGAGTTTGAACTACTTTGGGAAGATGGATCACCAATTATTACAGAAGAAGACGAAAACTTCCTTGTAACCATCAATGCTGTACTACAACAAACTAAGTTTACTGCTACACATCCTGGTGGTGATGCTTATTATATCGATAGAAGAGTTGCTCCAAACAGAATTATTTTTGATGTTCCTCCTATTTGGGATCAAGATGCTAATGCTAAAACATTAGGTGAACCAACTGCAGTTGAAAAAGTTTCTATTGTTGGTGTTGGTAACTACAAGAGATTGTCTATTCAACAAAGTCTTATTGACAATCAAAGAAGTAGTCCTTTCCTTATCTTAGATCTAGAAGATAACACAGTACAAAACATTGAATCTGAGGATAACCTTTTCGTATTCATTGATGGTGTACTTCAAAAGTATGGTAAGTCATATACTGTATCTGGTCCTAACATCTCCTTCACGTTTCCAATTACAAAACAGATGAAGGTTGATATGAGATATCTCTATGGTAGAGATGTTGGACAGATACTTAATCTTTATAACTACAACCCAGATTTATACTATGCACAAGCAATGGCATCATTTAGATGTACATCTAATGTTGCTGACTTTATTAAAGGTACTTGGCAAGACATCTATACTGGATACCCATTACAGTGTTATCAGTTAAAACCTGATAATACAAAAATGTGGATAGGTAATGTTAATAACTTATTTGTTAATGAACTTGGTGGTGGTGAAGCAGATATTACCTTTGAGGTAAGTGGTAACCAAGCAGAAATACAAGATTCAGCAATTTACTTCTGTATTGCTAGAAAATATCAATATGAGATTGGATTGAATGTTGATAGTAGCAACTCTAGTCTTGTTTATGAAAAGGATGAAAATAATGAATTGACTATAAGAGGTAATGATCAAGCATGGAGAGGAACGGTAATTAGAAAGTCTTATAAGAATCCATTCATTAACCTTTCCAACAATTCTAAGATTAAGGTAGATGGTGAAGACAATTTCCGAAGAATTAAGCAACTTCCTTCTGTACTAAAATCTTCAGAAGGAAGACTTGGTAATCAAATTTCAAATGATTACTATGGTTTTGTTAATGTAGAAGCATATAATGGTATAACAAGAGGAGAAGGTCTTTCAGTTGTTGCAACTATTGAAAATGGTAGTGTTACCAAACTAACTTGGAACCAGCGTAGTTATGATCCTATTACTCAACCTACAGCATATCAGTATTATACACCACCTGTATTAAACTTTATACCTACGAATGGTCAAGGTGGTGGTGCAAGAGGATTTGTTCTTGTCAGTAAAGGTCAAGTTATAAGTGTAGAACTAATTGATGGTGGATCTGGATATACTGAAGCACCTAAGATTATTGTTGCTAGAAAGTATCAAGTTGAAAAAGAGAATGATATTGGTGTATCTCTAATTGATTTAAAAATTAACTCAGTAGTTGGATTGAGTCTAACTATGAGTTCTACCATAGATCTACTTGCAAATCAGGTCTCTGGTATCAATACTCTATCTTCTATTTTCTTTAGAAGTCCAGTTAATGAAGTTAAAGATATTACCGCTCATATCTGGCCAGCAGATCAACAAGTAAGCGAAGATTTAACTGGAGGAATTACTGCACCTCTACTTAAGATCACAGAAGCACAGGAAGGAAGAAACGTACCTGTTATCAATACATTCCACAACTTTACTGAAATTAATGGTTTCATTGATATAGGTGAGATTGTTGATATTAGAAGTGGTTCTAGCGTATACTACTTGGATGTTAATAAAGTTATTACATCTAATATACAGTCAGAAATTTATAATACTTCTCTTGGTAATGTCAACCAGTATGAAAATGCTGCGTTCCTTAACTCTCCTCTTGATATTGGAGATGTTATTGCATATGTTGCAGATACTTCCAAGTTCAAATCCAACGGATATCTTCTCATTGGTGATGAAGTTGTTAGATATCTTCGCAAGGGTACTGATCGTTTCATTAGTGTACAGAGAGCACAAGACGGAACTACTGAAAAGAACTGGAATGCTGGTACATATCTAAGACAGATTCCTGATCCTTCCGTATCTGTTGCATACGGTGGTATTGCAATGGTTGAGTCTCAAGCGGTTACCGTTGAGATGGCAGGTGTAGCAAGCGGTTTAGGCGGCGGCAGTGAGACTGGACAGGACAGAAATAGAACTACACAGGTCATAACACCTGATGTTACAAAAACCCGTGTAGAGCAGCAAATTGAAGTTAGACTTAACAAAGATATTGCAATAGACTCTATTTCCGCGCTTGAAACTCAAGTTAACTATAAACTTGAAACATTCGCTGTTAATGTAACACCAGGTACTCTACAATATAATGCTACTGTTGCAACTCAACAGGTTCAGGTAGAGTCTTTAACTACAATTCAAAATATAACTCCAGATATTGAAGCTGATCTTCAGATTGTTGATGTTATTGATTCACTTAAGAATGTAATTGTTGAAGCTATCAAAACTGTTCCTTCTGAATACACTGCTACTACTGAAGAAACTAAGCATAATATAACTATTGTTAGAGGAGAACTTCAGAAGATCATTACTGAAATCTCTGTCAAACGTGAAGCAATGGAGTTGTTGATTATTCCACCTCCTTCTGGAGCAATTGATGGTTATCTAGAAACTGTATTCATAACAGATCCTATAGGAACAAGACTAAATGGATTTGTAGAACTTGATCCAAAAACATATCCTGTCACACAACGTGACGGTACTATCATTTACCCAATTAACTCTGTTGCTGGTGCAGATACTGGATACATTGGTGATTATGTTAAGACTAATGCTGGTCCTACATTAGGATCTTGGGATTATGTTTCATATGATGATGGTACAGCAAATGTTTCTGGATTCACTTTAGAAAGTTTACAGAGACTATATCCTGCTCTTACTATCAACGATTTTGTTGAAAGAGCAAGTTCTAGTTTCACTACAGCGGGTGATTACTTCAATCTTTCCGTGCCTTCTATTCAGAATCCAGTAGCGATATCTGCTTCCACACAACCTTTAGGTACTGCTGGAGTGAATGCTTTAGATGTTGTAGTCAATAGTACAGTAAACTTCCCTGATACTGGTTACCTATACCATCAGACTCTTGGTGTATCAGGACCAGTTGGTCACGTATGGAATCAAAAAACATATGGATTATCTGGTACTCAGAATCTAGAAACCACTGCTGATAAAAAGTTTGGAGATAGATCTGTATTCCTTGATGAGACTAGTGGTACCTCTGAAGGTAGTAAACTAAATGCTCCTGTTGGAACCGATCTTGGATCAGGAGATTTCACAATTGAATTCTGGAATAAGAGAGAGGTTATTAACAATGGTGGTGAGACTGGTGCGGGACTATTATTCTATGGACCTAATACAACATCAGGAGTAGACTGGCAGAATGCATCTAATGCTGCTTTAAATTACTTCTTACCTAAATTTGGTTTCTCATTATACATTATTAGTGTGTGGAATACTAATTGTACTGTGACATTCTGGAATGGTGGTGATGATTCATATACCAATTTTGGTGCAGTTTCTGATACTAATTGGAATCACGTTGCAATTGTTCGTAAGAGTGGAACAATTAAAGTATATTGGAATGGTATAGAAAAAGCATCTAAACCTAATACTCAAGATTACAGTGCAGCTGGTGCTACTGCTGCTGGTAATACATGGGGAGGTGGAAGTGCTTTCTTTGGTATTGGTGATAGTAACGCTGCAATTGGTTTAGATTGCTTTAATGGTTACATAGATGAAGTTCATACAAGCAATATTGCTAGGTATGAATCTAATTTCACTCCACCTACTACACAACAATATCCTGATGGTTATACCCTATCTTATGATAATTTTGATACACCCGTTGCCAATACAACAGGTGTCATACAATACACGGGTACGACCGCAAATGCCTTTACTGGATGCGTACAGTATAAGGGTGATAATCAAATTGGTGAGGGTGCGGAGATCGTACCGTTCACAATTGACTAAATAAACGTATAAATAAATCAGGCACAAACACTACGTCGGAAAAGAAAACCAATGGCTGCTATTATCTCAGATAAATTTAGAATTTTTAATGCGAAGCAATTCCTAGAATCGCTAACTGAAGGCGCTACAGATACTAGCGCAGAAAGAACTAGAATGTACTTCTTTGTGGGACGCCCACAACCGTGGAAGGCATATCTAGAACTCTACGGACAATCGGGAGGAAACTTCACCGTAGGAAACGAAATTTACGTTGGAACTTATGGATCGACAGCATTCCGTGCCACAGTTGCTGGAGTCTATGATACTGCACTTCTTCTTTCCGACGTTTTCCCAAATACTACTTCAACTCCTTCCTTAGGAAGCACCATCCAAGAAACTGCTGATGGTGGAAGTACAACAACTGGTGTTACTGCCTCTACTGGTGTTTACCGTTATGCAACTGAAGAAATTCCACCTCTTCCTCTAGACAACCAGACAGAAAAACTTAGTGTTTATGACGAGATCATTGCAGCAAAGCGTATCGGTAATGCCTTTGCAAGAACTGTAATACGTCGTTACAACTGGGATACTGTTGCTAACCCAAGATTTGACATGTGGAAGCCTGACTACTCCTCAACACCTGCAGGTGGTGGACAAGTAGGTAAGCAAACCGCAACTGGTGCTGACGCTATTGCTAATGCTAAGTTCTATGTTATGAACTCTGATTACGAAGTGTTCAAGTGTCTTTACAACGGTGAAGGTCCTGGCAACCTTTCTGGTCAGGATGCTACTGAAGAGCCTAAGACTTCACTTGGTAACTATAATTCTTCTACTGGTATCTACACTGAAACTTCTGGTGCAAAATACATCTGGAAGTTCATGTATCAGATGCCTACTGATGACGTTCTAAGATTCCTTTCTTCTGACTTCCTTCCTATTACTCTTTCTACTGCAGGTTCTACTCGTCAGGCAGTGGAAGGTATCGCAGTTGCAGGTTCAATTGACGTTGCTCTAGTTGAGAACGCTGGTCTTAACCTCCCTGCTTCACAAACATTCTATACCAGCATCAAAGGTGATGGTACAGGTGGTGTTCTTGCTATCACTGCTGATGGTAGTGGTACAATTACAGATGCAGTAGTTGAGACACGTGGATCTGGTTACACTTATGCTAATGTACTTTTAACTAACGGTAACCTCTTTACTGATGCAGGTTTGACTACTCCTGTTGGTACTCCTGCTAACGCAGTTGGTGCTATTGAAGTTGTTCTTCCTCCTCAAGGTGGTCATGGTTCCGATCATGAACTAGAATTGAATGGTAAGCGTGTGATGACTAACATTCGCTTGACTTACGCTGAAGGTTCTGGTGACTTCCCTGTTGATAACGACTTCCGTAGAATCGGTATTATTAAGGATCCTCTTAACTTCGGTACTACTACTCCTTGTACTGCTGACACCCGTTCTGGTCTTAAGGCACTTAAGATCACTGGTGCATCTGCTGACTTCATCCCTGATGAGCAATTTGAGCAGACTGTAACTGGTGGTACAGCAAAAGGAACTGTTGTTTCTTGGACATTGGATCAAGGTTCTACAACTGCTGGTGTTCTTAAGTATGTTCAAACTATTGATGCACATACAGATCAAGGTGTTGTAAGAGACTTTGAAAGTAATGGTTCTAACCAACTTTCTGGTGGTTCTTCCGCAGCACAAGGTAACGTTGAAACTGGTTACTCTGGTACTCTTCTTGGTTCATCCTTTGCATCAGGTCTTGCAACCGCTGAGATTGAACCTAACTCTGGTGACATCATCTACGTTGAGAACAGACGACTAATCACTCGTGCTCCTGACCAGATTGAAGACATCAAATTAGTTATTGAGTTCTAAATAAGAAATTTAATAAATATAAGTCCTCTGAGAAATCAGGGGATTTTTTTTATCTCTGCTAAATATTATTGACAAGATGCTAGTGTTTGGCGGAGTACGATGCCCCAGAAGACAAATCTAAACGTAAATCCTTATTACGAGGATTTCGACGGAAGTAAGAATTTTTATAAAATACTTTTTCGTCCAGGATATTCTATCCAGACGAGAGAGTTAACCCAACTACAATCTATTCTACAGAATCAGATTGAGAGTTTTGGTAAGTATGCTTTTAAGCAAGGGGATTTAGTTGTTCCTGGCGAAGTTGGTCTGAATACTAAATTAGACTATGTTAAGTTGTCTTCTGTTTCAGAAGTTGCAATTAATGACGGACAGAATATTGTATACAGAAAATATGATATCTCTCAACTAGTAGGAACTGAATTGAGAGGTTTATCTTCTGGTGTTAGTGCTACTGTTTTAGATACTAAGGTTTTAACAGATGTATCCGCTGATACACTTTATGTTAACTATTTGAACAGTGGTGATTCTAATACTGATACTACTTTTAGACAAGGTGAGACTCTAGAAGTTGTTGATGGTGTTAACACACCTCTATTAGTTGTTGGTACTGATGGTAGCGTACTCCCCACCAGTATTCAATTAACTAATCCTGACACTGGAGACGTAACTTCAATTGAAAGTCCTGCAATGGGATATGCTTCTGCTGTTAAGGTAGAAGAAGGCATCTATTTTGTCAACGGTTTCTTTGTTCGTAACGATAAGCAATTACTTGTCATTGACGACTATTATAATGTACCTTCTGCTAATGTTGGTTTCACAATCACTGAAAAGATTGTAACACCAGAAGAAGACGCTAGTTTATATGATAATTCTATTGGTTCTTCTAACCATACTGCTCCAGGTGCCCATAGATTAAACATTTCACTTACACTTAAGAAATTTGCTAGAAGTGAAACAACTGATAAGAACTTTATTCAACTTATCACTACTTACAAAGGTTCTGTACAGAAGAAAGTCAGTCCAACTAATTACAGTTTAATTGAATCAACTCTTGCTAGAAGAACATTTGACGAGAGTGGTGATTATGTTGTAGATAACTTTTCTGTTGATATTAGAGAATATGCACAAAAAGATCGTAATGGTGGATTATACAGAGAAGATGAGTTTAATTTATACAATGGATTAACAGAGGGTGAAGCAGATAGAAAGATGATTGCTAGCCTTGGTTTAGGTAAAGCATATATTAGAGGGTATGAAATTGTCAATAAAGAGACAAAGTATATTGAAATTAATAAAGCAAGAGAAAGTTTAAGTAGTGAAAATGTAAGGGTCAAAACAAAATCTCTCCCAACATATTCAATTACCAATGTATATGGTAGTGTTCCTTTAAACAAAGAGGGTGCAGATCTTACTGCGTATCCGTATGTTAATTTGTATTCTGTTGCTAACGATGGTTCTATTGGTAGCAATAATACTGAAGATGATGCTGCTCATCGTCAGACTATCAGCAGAAGAGGTGAAATTTTCTCTTCCGATGACGCAGTAAAGACTATTACATTGGATATTGACAATCTTACTAATGTTCTCGCTGGTCTCACTGATTCTAATTTTGAGACTCTTCTTGGTACTCTATATTTTGTAAAGACTAGAAACGATGCTGGTACTGCAACATCTACTGGGACAGTTAAGTCACTGGCATATGCTAAGGTAAACAAACCTCTTCTTAATTCTAGTCAAAGTTATCAGTATCTAGAACTAACCATCTCTGGTAAGAAGGATGATATAGAACTTTTGATGGTTGAATATGATCTTGGAGATGGTGGTAAGCAAAGAAGATTATTTTTAACAGATGCAGACGCATCTTCAGATGCTAATTCGTATGGTTATATTGTGGATTATGGTGAAACAATAACACCTTTAATTGGTAGAGCAAAACCAAATAACTTCTTTTTAAAGAAGAGAGCATCTGGTTTTAATGCAGATAGAGATATTATTCTCTCACGTGGTCGCCTTGCTGGTGGTGAAGACTCATATAATGGTATCTTTGGTTTATCATACTTTGACCCAGAATTTTTTACTAAAATTATTCTAGATGTAGCACCTATTTCAGGAGGATTTGGTATTGGTAAATATGTCTTTGGTCTAGAAAGTGGTGCATATGGTGTAGTAGAAGGTGGTCCTTCAGGTGTATACTCTGTAGGTAGAATCTTATATGTTAAAACTCTATCTGGAAGATTTAAGTCTGGCGAGACAATTAGAGATGAAGATTCTATAACTTCAAAGATTGCTAAAGATAATACCATTTCACATTTTATTGTTCACAATCCTGGTTTAGGATATCCAGATAATCCTACTCTACTTATTAATGGTGTTGAGTTTGATACTTCAGTTGTTGAATTATTTAAATTAGGTAGTGGAGCATTTTATAGATGCTTAGTTAATAATACTAGTGCTCTTTCTGCAACAGAATATGCAACACCACCTGCAATTACAGTTAAAGTTCCTACTGGTTCATCAAGTCCTTCTATTGCTGCTGTTATTTTGCCTGTAATGGTAAGAAATGCTGTAACAACATATGTACCACAGAATACTAAGTCACTTGGTGCTGAGTATGGTTCTGGTAATGAAAACGTTTTTACTGCTGATGTAGTTACTAATGATCAAGAGTTTGCAGAAATTAAGTCTGTTACTGACTTTACATTCTTTGGAAATAGAGGATATAACTTTATTGAATCTACAAGTTTTAATGCTGATGCAAGTCTATTACTACAACAAGGAGATGTTGTTCAGTTTTCCACTTCAGATAATCAAATTGTAACTTCTGTTGTTCAATATGCAACAATAAAGGAAGGAACATCTAAGACTAGAGTTTATTTGGATAGTGTATTACCTGATGATGTTGTAAACACTAGTATTACTAGATTACGTCCTAGAGTTGAAAATTCAAATCAAGGAACATTAATATTTCCAACAGGTAGTCGTCAGATTAAAAAAATCTCTAAGAATGCTGAAGAAACTGGTATCAAGTATTTCTTCCGTAGAGATTTTGTAACTACAGCAGCAACTTCTGGTGGTATTATTACCTTTGCTGCACAACTATCATTTGGTACACAAAGATTTGCTGCATATACTGAAGAGAATTATATTATTACAGTTCTGGATGCAGGTGATGCACCTAACATTGTTAAAGGTGATATTGTATACGTTGATAAAGATGCAATAACCATTACATCTTCCACTGATACTGCTAGTGGATTGACTGCTGGTTCTATTAGTTTAGAGTTACCATCAACTTACTTTGGTACTATTCCTTCTAATGGAACATTCCCTAAACTTAAGTTGACAGCAACTCTAGAAGTTGAGAATGCAAAACCAAGAATTAAAACTTCTGTTGAGAGGAGAAGAATTGTTGTTACTTCATCTGGTGATAGAGTTATTCCATTCAGAGGATCAAACTATGATAATGAGGTTGTAGAAGTTCTATCATATTCTGATGCATACAAATTACTTTATGTTTATGAAGGTAGTGCAACTCAACCACCTACTGTTGATACTGCAGGTAATCTAATTGAAGGTACTGATGTTAGTGATAGATTTACATTTGACAATGGTCAAAGAGATACTGTTTATGATGTATCCAGACTTGTTCTTAAACCAGGAGCAACTCAAACATCTGGTCAATTAATTATTGCATTTGATTATTTTGAGCATTCTCAAGGTGACTTCTGTACTATTGATAGTTACATTCACGAAGCAGGTGTTACTGAAAGTGAAATTGGTTCATTTGATTCATCTGTACTTGGAAGAGTTAATCTTAAGAACGTTCTTGACTTTAGACCTAAAGTAGACACTAATACAACTGTTGCTGGTTTCCAAGATGAGTCTTCATTATCTGTTACTACTAGTAGTTTTGCTGGTGCTGGTGCTATTCTTGCTGCGTCACCTGCATCTGATTCTAATTTAGAATATACTTTAGCATTCAGTCAGATTCAATACCTTGATAGAATTGATGGAGTATTCCTTAATAAGAATGGTAAGTTTATTGTTAAAGAAGGTAACTCATCTCTCAATCCATCTAAACCAGATCCAGTTGATGATGCAATTCCTTTATTCTATGCGTATATTCCAGCATTTACTGGTGATAGTAAAGATGTAAGAATTACTCCAGTTGACAATCGTCGTTATACAATGCGTGACATTGGTAAATTGGAGAAACGTATTGAAAGACTTGAGTATTATACTACACTTAGCATCCTAGAGCAACAAGCTCTTAATATGCAAGTTAAGGATGATATTGGTCTCGATAGATTTAAGTCTGGATTCTTAGTTGATAATTTTGAAGCACATAGAAGTGGTAACTTAGGATCACTAGATTATCAATGTGCTATTGATTCACAACAATCAGTTTTACGCCCACAATCTAGAGAAGATTCATTATTCCTTAAAGAGATCAATGTCAGAGATGATCAGAGATTTGTTTCTGGATATAAAAATTCAAATGGTGTTGTTACACTACCATTTAATAACCTAACTTTATTGGGTAATACTGCTGCATCAAAGACACTTAATCCAAATCCATTTGTTGTTCTGCAATATGTTGGTGATGCTAATATTTCTCCAAGTATTGATCAATGGTATGATCAACATACAGAACCTCTAATTGTTGATACTAATACTGATCTTTATAAAATTTTCTTAGCAAAAGTTGATGTAAAAGAAAGTTTTTCTTCTTTACATAACTCATTCGTTGTAAACTGGGTTGGTTCTTCTCCATCATTTACATCTATTAATTCACTTGGTGATGATAATAGAGAAGCAGCAAAGACTTCTGTAGTTGCTGCAGCAGTTAATAGTTCTTCTAATATTAGTCCACAAAATAATGATGTTGCTAAGGGTGTTCAGTCTAAAACTGTAAGAGGAAATAGTGTTTCTTCTGCATTACAATTCTTTGCTAGAAGTGTACCTATCAAGTTTGTTGTTGAGAGGATGAAGCCAAATACTACTGTCTCTGTATTCTTAGAAGGTAGAGATATTAGTCGTTGGGTAAATCCTGATATTCGTTTTACTGGAGTTGCAGGTAATTCACCTTCTGCATTTAATGGAAAAGTAACTACTGACTCTGACGGTAATGCTAGTGGTACAATTGTACTACCTGCAGGTATGCCACCATTAGAAAATGCTACTTGGACTGGTGATGTAAACACAATAAACTATGATGATACTGCAGAAGAACTTAGAGTTTCTACTGGTATCAAAACTTTCAGATTTACATCTAGTTCAACTGATGAAGATAAATTAACAGTTGATACTTATGCTGAGGTTAAGTATTATGCAACTGGTGTTCTTCCTGAGAACCCTGTCAGCATTATATCAACAAAACCATCATTCTTCAAAGCAAATGAAGGTGTTCAATTTGTTGATAGTAATACTGATAACCCAGTAAGACCTAATCCACTTGCTCAAACATTTAAAATTGAGAACTATGACGGTGGTATTTTTACTACTGGTGTTGATCTTTATGTTAGTAAGAAAAGTAGTAGTATTCCCATAAAAGTATATCTAACAAATGTAGAATCTGATAAACCTGGTAAACATATTATTTCTGGAACAGAGAAAGTTCTTTCTCCATCTACATTACTTAAGTTCTATTCTAATGGTAACGTATATGTAACCAAAGGTGAAATGGTAACTGGAGCAACTTCTGCTGCTAGTGGTCCTGTTAATAAAATTATTGATAAAAATGGTGTTGATCTAGTGGCATCCTCTTCTGGTAAGTTTCTTCTTACTAATGAGCAGGTATATACTTTAGTTCTTAGCAACCATAATGGTCGTTCATTTAATCAGAACGAAGATCTAATTGTACCATCAATTACTTTAGCAAATAATACTGAAGGTACTGCTGGAAGATTAACTATTGCTAAAGATAGTGGTAAAGTTTCTGCTATTAAAATTTCAAATGTTGGTGCTAACTACGACAATGCAATTGTTACTATTGAAAGTCCACAGTTACCTGGTGGTTCTGTTGCTACAACTAGAGTTGAAGTTTCTGAAGGAAAGATTTATAATGCTGAGATTTCACTGAGTGGTTTCGGATATACTGAACCACCTTCTGTAGTTATCAAAGGAATTGGTAATGGTAGTGGTGGTGCTGTTCTTGAGACTCAAATTGAGATTGATACACCTGCCGTTAGAATGGGTGTTGCAACTGATCAAGAAGGTATTACTAATTCTACAATTCCATCATACTTTGAGTTTGATCATCCTGTATATCTACAGAATGATACTGAATATGCACTTGCTGTTGAAACTGATTCAACTGACTATGAACTATGGGCATCAAAACTTGGTGAAATTGATATCTCAACAAGTACGGTCATCACAACCCAACCATCACTAGGTTCGGTTTACCGATCACAAAATGTTGACAACTGGACAGAAGATAATTTTGAAGATCTTAAGTTTACTTTATATCGTGCTGAATTTGATATTTCCAGAACTGCAATTTTAGAATTAACAAATGAATCACTTGGTTATGATCTTTTAGGTAAGAATCCATTTGAGACTAATGCTAGTGCTAATACTCAAGCAACATCTAAGTTATTTGGTAATAACAATGCAATAGTTAATGTTACACATAAAGATCATGGATTTGAAACTTCTGGTAAATCTTATGTTTTCTTCAAACAAGCATTGGAAAATGGTGGAGTAACATCTGATATTTTGAATAGTTCACTATTCCAGATTAAAAACTCTGGTATTGATTCTTATAATATAACTTCGTCTATTCCATCTTCAGGTTCTGGAACTGGTGGTGGTACACAAGCATATGCTTCATATAATAGAAAGTTTGAACTTCTTTATCCACAAGTTCAATACTTGACATTTACTAGTACAAAACTACTATCAGAAGTTAAAACTACAAATGTACAATCAATAGATTCTACTGATACTACATTCCCATCATATAGTCAGACTGAGTATGAGAAAACATTCTTAAATGAACCTCATTACTTTAGTAATCAAAAAATGATTGCTTCTAATATCAATGAAACTTTAAATAGCATTGATAATTCATTGGTATATAAATTATCACTCAGTTCTACTGTGTCTCATTTGAGTCCAGTTGTAGACTTAGAAACTACTAGCGTCAAGACTGTAACTAACAGAGTTGAACAAGCAGAAGGTAATGAAGATAGATTTGGTAGAAGAGATCAGATTGTTGAGTTCTATCCTGTTTATAAATTCCAACTAACAGGTATGGGTGGTACAGAAATTCAAAATGATCAAGCAGTTGAAGGATATAATTCTAAGGCAGTTGGTACTATTGCAAAAGTTGATGGATTAACTGTTTATGTAAGAGTAAAAACATCTCAACTATTTGAGAGAGGAGAAAGATTATCATTAGGTAATCAACCTACTGTTGTTACAACTATTACTGTTGATGGAGTGGATGTTGAGGTTCCAGCAGCAGTTGTTGATACAAACCTAATTCAAGAGTTTGTTGATATTGCAGATTCTGCTACTATAGAAGCAAGAAATCCATCAACAATTACCGAAACATATACCAACACTATTACAGGTAAAGCAGTTATCTGGAATAATAAAACACAGGAGTTAACTCTTAGAACAGATATTCATCCTATCAATGATTCATTTACTGATAGAATTCAAGATGGACTTTTATACAATAGAAATTCTGTTGTTGCAGATCAACTAAATGATATCTTTAGAGTTGGTGATTATATTAAGTATCCAAATCAACCAGATGATGAAGCTCGTTTCTGGGAAATTGGAAGTATTGAATATACAAATGGCATCAATTTTGTAGCAGAAAATACTTCTAAAAATACTTCTGCTATTGCTAAGTATGTAACTAAGGAAGTTTCAATTAGTAGTCCAGCAACTGCACTTAATGTTCATCTAACAATAAACACTAAGGATCTTGCGAATGTTAAAGTTCTGTTCAAGTATAAGAAGGCATCTACTCAAGAAAACTTCGATGATATTGATTGGGAATACTTTAATGGTAATGGTCACCCAGATACTAGTGATATTGCTACTCCAGAAAACACTATATCTAGTGTTGTTGAGAAACAATCCTCCTATCAGGACATTACATATTCCGCATCAAGTCTTCCTGAGTTCTCTTCATTTGCTGTCAAAATTGTAATGAGAAGTAATGATCCAGCATATGTACCTAAGATTCAAGACATCCGAGCAGTCGCTGCATTCTAATTCCGCATATGGACTATATTAAGGTTGAGGGACATGATGGTCTTGTAAGAGATGAAAAGACAGGTGCTATCATCAGTTTGGACACATCAGCTATAGAGGCCAGACGTAAGGCGCGGGGATTAAGTTCCGCGTTAGAGGACATAAATATGTTGAAGAATGAATTATCTGATATTAAGTCCTTACTGAAAGAGTTAATCACAAATGCCAGCAGTTAACGTCGCACGTACTGATACCTTTGAACAACAAAGGATCAAAATCAATACCATTGCAACCCAAATATTTTCAATCTCTGCTGGTGGGTCTGACCTATCTACAGGTGTTTTAAAACTGGGGGATGGAAGTCTTACTTCACCATCATTAGCATTTACTAATGAATCTGGTTTAGGTTTTTTCAGACCAGATAATAAAACCTTAGGTATTACATCTACTGGTAAAAAATTAGTAAACTTTACTAATGATGGATTTTATTCCTTTAAGGATTCTATCTGTCAGAAAAATATTATTTCTGATATTGTTATTAGTAATCCTGGTTCTCTTTACGATGCAGGATCATTTACTGATGTCCAATTACTTGGTGGTACTGGTGAAGATGCAACTGCCAATATTAATGTTACCGCATATACCTTTACTCAAACTAGTAATGGTGTTGGTTATGACTTTGGTTTTTATAATGGGGCATATCTAGAAGGTGGTAGTGGTAATGAAGATGCCACTATGGATTTTGAAGTAAAAGGTGTAGAAGCAGATGTTACTAATGGTGGTACTGGATATCAGCCTGGTACGTTTACCAGTGTTCCTGTACAGAACGTAAGTTCTTCTGGTAGTGGTGAAACTGCTACTGTTATTATAGGCGGTACAGTCGATTATGGTGGCAGTATAACATCTGCTGGTACTGCATATGATCTTCTTCCAGGTGAGACTACATCAACATATACTGATCAAGTAGTAATTGCAGCAAGTCCAGCACAGACATATACTGTTACTTCTGTTAGTAATCCTGGTAGTCCTCCACCTAATAGCATTTATCAATTGAATGGAGCAGATAATCCAGCATTAACTCTTGATAGAGGAAATACATATAGATTTGATATTTCAGATTCATCTATGAGTGGTCACCCATTAATTTTTGAAAATACAAATAATAGTTCTCTTAATGAAGAATATTTTCAAATAACAACACCTGCAGGTGGTAGTTTTATTGATTTAGTTATAAAGGAAGATGCTCCACTTGGAGATATTCAATATAATTGTGAACTTCATGATGGTATGGGTAACACCATCACTGTGCAGAATGGAACAACTGGAATATATGGTCATGGAATGACTGCAAACATTACAGTTGGTTCAAGCAATACAGTTACTGCATTTGAGATTGTAAATATTGGTTCAGATTATAATACTAGTGATGTTTTATCTGCAGATCTTGCTGGTGGTAGTGGATTTGAATATACTATAGGAAGTCCTGTATACTCAGGTATTGTAACTACTATTTCGTTTAATGACGATGGTAGTGGATATAATAAAAACGATACGTTAACTGTTAACGATTCTGATCTTGGTGGTAGAGGTGGATCTAATTTTGTTGCTACAGTTACAACACAACCAGGTGCTGTTGATAACTTTACTTTTGTAACTAAAGGAACTGGATATGTAACAGGAGATGATCTAAAACTACCTGATCAAACAACAGGTATTAGTTGTGTAGTTAATGGTTCAATTGCTATAGAAACTGACTATACAGCGGGAAGCACTGTACTTACTGTTAGCGACTCTAGTAACCTGAGTGTTGGTATGACATTTACTGGTTCTAATGATTTTGAAGGAACTGAAACTATTGTTTCTATTGTCAATAGTACGACTATTACAGTATCTGCTGCACCATCAATTGATGGTACTAGTGTTTTAACTTACGCAACACTTGATGCTGGTGATCAACTTGATGTAAGCAGCACTGTTGGTATCTACCCAGGAATGATAATTACATTCACTTCTGGTACTGGAGCACTACCTACTGGAGAAATAACGGTAGATTCTATTGATAGGGTCAATAATGTTGTTACAATGTCTGAAGACTCAGAATCTCCAGGTAATGCTGTAGCGTCATTTACTCCTGAATATGGTGCAAACCCATCTACAGATTGGGAAATTGAAGTTCAAACTCTAGGTGTTATTGATGGTATAACTGTTAATAACCCAGGTAATGGTTACGAATTTCAAGATATTTTATCTGTTAATCCTGTTTCGTTAGTTGCTCCACAAGGATTTGCTGTATCTAATATTGATACTCAAAAGATAGATTTTACTACTACAATTGCTGATGCTGGAATGGTTGTTGGTGATAGCTTGAGTAATGGTACAGAAACAGCAGCAGTCATTTTTAAGAATAGTATTGGTGGAAATGTTGATTATGTTTTAGTTCAGGATGGTTCGTTTCAAACAACTGACACCATTACCAATCAAAGAACATCTGTTGATTATACAGCAAACACAATTGCAGATGGTTACAGATATTTGATTGATGGTCAGTTAGAACCAACAATTACCATGTATACTGGTGATACTTATGATTGGGATGTATCTGATGGTAGTAATACTGGTCATACTTTTGCATTTAGTGCATTCCCAGATGGTCCTAATGGTCCAAGTAGAATTAACGATGTTGCTGTAACTACAGCAGCATCTTCAGTTGCTATTAGTGTTCCTAGCACAACTGGTATCTTAGCAGGAATGGAAGTTATCATTACTGAAGGACAGGGAGTTGTTGCTGGAACTAAAGTTGCATCTGTAGATAGTGCAACTGCTATCACATTAGACATAGCTGCTCTTATCAGTGGTACTTGTACATGTACCTTCCGTGGTGTTGAATACACTAATGGTGTTGAAAGAATTGGTAATGTAGTTAGATTTAGACCATCAGCTGATACTCCAAGTCCACTTTACTACTACTGTAATGCAGTTAGTGCTGGTCATGATGATGAAGGTGGAACAGATGGTAATGAAGTAGCAATGACTGTCGATCAGAACAATCCTAGGACATTTGGTTCTGATGCTGAGTTTATCGTTGCTCAAGTCCAGCAGGTTGATACTATTGTAAGTGATGTTGAAACTGGAACTATTACATTAAGTGATGTACAGTCAACAGAAGCAACAATTGGAACTTTAAATTATAGCACAGGATCTGGTTCAACTTTTACAGCAACTAATCGTTTTAAGTCTCCTCAAATTGAAGGTACTAGTGACGTTGGTGGTTTGACAATAACCAGTTCAAATACAATCTTTACTGGTTCTATTAATGTTAATGATCTGGTTCAGGTAAGTCATGTTACTGGTGTTATTCAAACTAGTGGTGAAATTAAATCTACTACTAGATTCAACGTAAATGATAAGTTAAGACTTGCAGAAAACGTTGTTTCTACCACTTCAACTGATGACCTGCTATTAACAGCATTTACTGGAAGACTTGTTAAGGTTACTAATAATACTGCACTTGTCATTCCTTCTGGTGGTGATACTGAGAGACCAATCAATGATGATGCACAGAATGGTGCTATTAGATTTAATACTGACACTCAACAATATGAAGGATACAGTGAAGATACATCTACATGGTCTTCTCTTGGTGGTATCAGAGACTTAGATGGTAACACCACAATTCTTGCAGAAGAATCTATTGGTGCAAATGACAACACACTATGGTTTATGAATGATAACATAAACTCTGTGAAGTTTACTAAGGATTGGTTATCATTTGAAAATGCTAAGACAATAAGATCTTCAAATACTGCTGCTCCAAACTATCAAAATTGGGTTGCTAACGTAGCAGTTACTGTTGGTTTATATCTTAAGTATGGTAATAACCTTTTTGAGGTAATGGTTGCTGGTACTACTGCTACCAGTGGTAGTCCTCCTACAGATCTTAGTGGTACTCAGTTTGTTAATGGTACTGCAGAATTAAAGTGGACTCATATTGCAGTTGGACCACTAGTCTTTAGTGAAATTGAAGAATTGAGGATTGGACCTACAGGTGATCTTCCTGTATCAATTAATGGAGATCTAAGACTTGCAGACAATACTATTTCAACAGATGTTAATGATCTTATTATAAGACCTAATTCTGGTAAAAAGGTTGTTATTGATGCTCCTAGTTCTATAGCAATTCCTGTTGGTACTGACAATGAAAGAGGTGTTTCAGTTCAAGGTTCTGTAAGATTCAATACAGATTCATCACAATTTGAAGGGTATGACGGAGCTAACTGGGGTTCTCTTGGTGGTGTTAAAGACGTTGATCAGAATACTTACATCATTCCAGAAACTGCACCTGGTGCTAATGAGAATATCCTATACTTCTTTAATGATAACAACAATACTCTCAGATTAACTACAAATGAACTTATATTTGATACAATTGACACAGTAAAATCTGTAACTAGTGATGAGTTTGAATTAACTGCATCTTTACTTACTATAGATGCTGCAGCAACTACTCTAGATAACACTTCAGCAACTAACACTTTCTTACATTCTGCAAAGCAATTCTTTGACATTGGTATTTCTGCTGGTTTGACTGTTGATCCAATTTTACGTTTGGACAACCAAGGAGATATATTATTCAACACAGGATTTGGTTCTGGTGTGTTTAGTGGAGTCACACTCTACAATAAAGAACTTACAACTACAGAACTAACAGATATTAAAATTATCACAAAAGATTTGAATGTAGTTAAAGGAACTACAGATGTTACAGGTACAATTATCTACACAACTTCAACTGAACTTTCTGCTAAAGTTTGTGTTACTGCACATAACCCAACTACAGGAGATAAAGAATTTATTGAGTTTGGAGTTCTTGATGATGGGACTGATGTTATCTTTACTGAGTATGGAAATATTCGTACAGACATTAGTTTAGTCACTCCTAGTTTTGTATATACTGAAAATGACGAAGTACGTCTAAATATCAACGTAGGTAGTGGTGTGGCAGATACCCAAACTGTTAATATCACGGTAGTTTCACACGTTACTAAGAAATAAAGATGGCATCTATTAAAGAGAAGCTCGACTCCGTTGGTGGATTTTCAATTGATAAAACAGTTGTAGTCGATGAAGATAGAAATGGTAAAGATTTCAATACGCTTGAAATAAGAAATCGTCATTTTAGTGACAGTAAGATTCACACTTTCATTCTTAGAGGTACTAATACTGCTGTACTAGGACTCGATGATGTTGGATCTCAAATTACGATTGCCGCAAATACTGTTAATTTTATTACTGGAAATATTCTTGGTGTGAATCCACAGGGTGTTGTATATACAGCAAAGATTGAATCTACTGTACATGCAAATGCTTCTGGCGTTGTTACATGTTTATCTTCTATGACAACTGTAATTAAAGATGACGTACCATCAGGACAAACATGGTCTATTGTACCTATTGGATCTCTTAATAGATTTAGTTACTCTACAACTAGAGCAGGTACAACAAATATTATTAAATGGGTTGTTTGTACTCAAGTCATCGCAATTGAATGGCAGTAAGCTAAATAAAACAGAGGAAAAATAGGCGGAGCCAAGCAGCACCATGAGTTTTAATATCAATTCTGATAAAGAGAAGATACGAGGTGGTGAACCCAAACTAATAGGTGATACTGAACTTACCATCAGAGGTGGCACAGGATCATCTGAACGTGAGATCTTACGTACTCAACTTGATGCCACAACTGGATTACCACGTGTCGGTATTAACCGAACTGGACAAAGAATTAATAACGTTTCTATTTTAACACCAGGCGCTGGTTTTCAGACACCACCTAGTGTTATTATTGGACAACCTAATGTAGCAGGTGGAATTCAAGCACTTGCTTCTGCCTTTATATTCAATGGAGAAGTTGTTAACGTTGCTATTAACAATCCTGGTTCTGGATATACTACCCCTCCCTCTGTAACAATAACAAGCGAAACTGGTGTTGGTGCAACAGCAGAAGCTTTCCTCGATACTGTTGATTTTGAACTTGATATTAACGGTGCTATTAGAACTTCTACATCTATCATTTCTGATACTGCTAGAATTTTAAACCTTGATATTGATAATTTTATTACTCCTGACGCCAATTTCCGCGCACCATATTTGAAAAATTTCCAGAATAATACTGGTATTCCTTGGAGTGGAAATGTTATTATTCAAAAAGATTCATACAGATATTTTGGTGCTAATCTTTATCAGGCACTTAATACTGGTAAGACTGATGCGGAGAATGCTCCTACACATATAGATGGTATAGAATTAAACGGAGAAGTTCAATTCCAACACATCGGTTTCCGCGTCCAAGACGAAAATTCATTTGGTTATAATGCAACAGGTGACGATGGTATTTTCCCTCGTGCAGTAACACCTTTACTAGGTGATAGATCAAATAAAATTGCAACTACAGAATACGTACTTAACCTAGCAACAAATGACGTTGGTGGTCGTGTTTATGTTTCACAACAGATTGGTAGTGACGAAAATGATGGTAGATCTGCTGTAAACCCAGTTAGAACTATTAAGAAAGCAGCACAATTAGCATGGGAAACCCCTGGAATTAAAGAAACAATTATTGTTTCTGGTGGTGATTATGTAGAAGATAACCCAATTTCATTACCACCTGATGCATCAATCGTTGGTGATAACTTACGTTTGGTTATTGTCAGACCTGCTAACCCTGGTAAACACATGGTTAAGTTTGGTGATAAGAACTATGTGATTGGTGTTACTTATAGAGACAAGGTTGACTCCATTGGAGATCCAGTTTCTACTTGGGACTTTGCTATGGTCTTTGATGATAAGCAAAGAATTATCATAGATCAAGATGTTAATGGAGATGCTGGTGTTAACTTCCCAGTTGGTCACCAGATCTTTGGTCCTGATCAGTTCCGTGTTAACTTCCAAGAAAATACAGGTTTATCAAATCTACAGACTGGTCTAGAGGTAGTTGGTCTTAACACTGGTTCTAGAGCAAACATTATTGGTGTTACTTTTGATCAGACAATTGGTGTTGGATCGTACTTAACTGGTAACCTTGATGTTACCCTAACCAGTGGTTCTTTCCTAGAGGGTGAAAGTTTTAATTACATCGTTGCAGGTACTGCGGGAACAGACCTTGGACTTACTGTAACTGAGACTGCTGGTGAAATGAAGTTAAAACTAACTTCTGATCCATCTTCAGATATTCCACCAGGTACATATGTTTATCTTGATGATCAAGATGATGTAGATTTTACTAATGGTTTCTATGAAGTTAAGGAAATTAATGATGATGATTCTCCTAGTTTCTGGATCGTAGAATTTGTACCTATCCTAGATTCTACTACATGGGATAGCACTAGAACTTGCAATATTGATATATCATCAGCAAACATTGTTGAAGAAAGAATTGATACTACATCTCTTGTATCAATTAGAGCTGAGGGTGAGGTTGTATCTGTTGACGATGATATTATTTCACAATTACCTATCCAAAGAATTGACTTCTCTTTACAAGGTGATGCTAGTATTGCTCAAGGTGGTTTCCAGAATGAACAGTTTGGTAATGCAGAAGATCCTGGTGGTATTGTATTCTATACTAATGAACTTGTTGGTAGAGATAACTTCCATGAATTTAAAGAAGGTCAAGAAATTGTTATTGAAGGTCTTCCAACATCTGCACCAGATTTATCAGTCCTTAATGGTAAGCAGAGAATCTATAAGGTTTTAGAAGATGCTGATGGTCGTTCAAGGCGTTTTGTTATCCCTAAGAAGATGCCAGCGGTCACAAATGCAAACTTTGATCCTGGCCAAAATGCAACTGTAAAATCTTACGCTAAGTCTGTTACATTATCATTACTTAACTCTCCAAACACATTCCCATTATCTACTCCTGTAGAAAGAAGATATCAAGACGCCTGTCAATTACTACGTAACAACAGAGACTTCATTGCAGATGAAGTTGTTGGTAGAATTAATGATGAATTTGCTAAAAAGCATTATGCAGTATATGATATTGGTGGTACACCAACTAATCAGTTTACTCCATCTAATGCTGAATACGATCCATACTCAGGTTTAATTACATTTACGGTTAACAGTCATGGATTAAGTCTTGGTGATGGTGTTAGAGTCGCTGACGATTCTATTGTATTTGTCTGTGCCATGGATGGTTACAGGACAGAGCATTCTAACCCACAAGTTCATCATTATTCTCAAGGTAAGTCTCTACCTATTCTATCTAAAACAGATGATACTTTTACACTTTACGTAGGTAAGACAAAAACTAACCAAGAATTTACACCATCCAATGCAGTTTATGATCCCTCAACAGGTGTCATGACGTTGACTATTGGAGCAGGTCATGGACTTGCTGTTGGTGAAGGTATGGTGTTCTCACCAAATTCATTGCAATTTACTTGTAGCATGGACGGCAATTCTTCCGTCAAAACATATCCACGTCCTGGAATTGATCCATATGCAGAAAGGTCAGTACCTATAACTGCTATTACAGAAGATTCAATCTCATTGAATATTGGAGCACCTAAAGCTGATCAGTATTTCACACCAACCAATGCTACTTACAATGCTGCAACTGGTGAAATGGTTCTTACCATTGGACAGCATGGTCTAGGTGTTGGTAGGAATATTGTTATCAATGATAACTCATTAACATTTACTTGCGATAAAGATGGTGATGCAACTCAACATACTTATCCTAGATTAACTGACCCTGCACGTAATAAATCTCTTGACATTCTTGCAGTAGGAAACACAACTCATACTCCAACTGATGCTGTATATGATGCAGCAACTGGTGTTATTGAAATTACTGTTAGTGGTCATGGATTCTCTAATGGAGATTTTGTTAAACTTGATGACGATGCTCTTACATATACATGTGATCTAAATGGTAATGCTGATAACCATTCATACCCTAGAGCAGGGATGGATAGAACAAGTGGT